GAGTAAGGGAAGTAATATTAGATTCATCTTTCCATCATAAAACAGCTCTTTTGGAGTTAATAACATGAAGGTAACAGGAGTAAAAGGTGTTAAAAGTAAAATAGATACATTAATAGCTAAAACACCAGCATTTGTTATTAAAACGAATGAAGAATTCTTAGATGAAATAAATGCATTAGCTATGAAAAAACTTAAGGCTGTAGCCTCTACTAAAAGATATGGAAAATCAGGTTATCCTATAGAGGGATCTGATGAAAAAATAACTACTAGAGGTGGAAATCATATAAAAACTATCTTAAGATATAATTCTCCTCATGCAGCCATAGTAGAATTAGGATCAACTGCTGGTACTGTATTAGTATCAGCTGGAAGCCCATATTATACAGTTGGTGCAGAACAAGGAGAAATGAAGGGAGAGTATAGTGTTGTATCACAATTTGCAATACAGAGAGGTTATCATTATCTAGGAGATGCTAAGAGTCAAATGATGTATAGCTTTAGAGCAAAAAATAGAAATAGATATTTAGCATTAACAAATTCTATTTTAGGAGTATAAGGATGTCTGAAGATGTAACAAGAACTGTCATGGGATACCTCAAGAGTTCCAGTACGGTAACTGATCTTGTAGGTGGAAGTGATATAAAAGTAGGATGGGTAAGAACTGACGATCAATTTCCATGCATCACTATAAATCAAGTTGGTGGTGTAGATTATGGTTATTTAGGATATAAAACTGCAACAGCAGGATCTAAGATCAGGAGAGAAGAGGCTTCAATTCAAATTGATATTTACTCGAAGGACAGTAGATTAGAAACTCTAGAAATAGGGGATGCTGTAGTAAAAGAACTCATCTCTGGTGGATGTCGAAAAGAATCTGATAATGAAATGTATGATGATGAACTAGGTATATATAGAAAGAATCAAAGTTATCACTATACCTTATTTCATGATGATTAATGTTTAATGTATAATAATTGTAAGTTATATGTGCCAATATAGAGGTTGATAGATATGGCAGGAACAGTAACTGGTAGAGATGCCAATTTACACATATGTACACATGATGGTGGAAGTGCTCCAAGTTTTACATACGGTCACTCTGACTATGGTGTAGGAGATTTCTCCTTAACTCTAGATAGAGGAACTGTAGAACAAGATCTTATAGGTATGCCTGGTAATTATTTTGATCAAGGTAGTCTATCGCTAGAAGGATCAATTACAGCAGCAAAGTTTGCTACTAGTGGAATAGCTGATTTTCTAGACAATATAGTTGATACAGGTTATACTACAGCAGCTACGGAATATTTAGCTATATCTGGATGTGTATCAGATGACACAAGTTATACATATCTAAGCTGGTATTTGACTTCTTGTCAAGTAACAGGTTATGATGTGTCTATTGGAGATGCAGATACAATTACAGAAGCAAGCATAGATTTCGTTCATATGTTGCCTCAAAACATCAGTTATGTTGGCGGTTGTATAAGGGATGCGTGATTTAAATGGTTGGAACTCCTACATATTATACTGGTGAGGATGCCACTATCTTCTTAGGAAGTGGTGGAGTAGCTAATAAATTATCTCATACAGTAATGGCAATTTCAGATTTTTCACTCACGCTCAGTAAAGATACAGCCGAGCAAGAATTAGTTGGTGAAAAGGGTAACTACTTTGTAGCAGGATCTATGACTGCTGAGGGATCTTTAACAGCTTGTAAATTATATACTACAGCAGTTGGTAAAATTGTAAATAACATGATTGTCGGTGCACCATTCAGTGTATCAGGTAATTGTGGTAGTCAAGGTTTACATTTCTACTTTAAGAGCTGTCAGGTTACAGGTTTTGATTTCTCAATAGGAACAGCTTCAGATATCACAGAAGGATCTTTAGATTTCACTCTATTGTATCCGTATAAGGTATCAACAACTACAAAGTTAGGAACTGGAACGTACATAAAAGACCACATTTAGATGTTTTAATGTTATTTTAATTCAACACAAAGTTGGAGGTTACAAACAATGCCTGATGATTCAAACGAATCAAAAAAAGAGAAAGAAGTCCCCAAAGAAAAAATTGATGATTTGAGGAAAAAAATAGATAAGAAAGGTAAAACAGATACAAAAGAATATATAAAGCAAATTGCAACTAGAGAAAAACTGGAGAGAGATTATAAAGAGGATGTACTAAAGGTAGCATTCTACTCTTCTCCAGAAACTCAAAGAATGATTCTAGCTAGAAGACCAACACAAAAACAAATGATGACTATCATGAGACTATCTGCAGAAGCAGCAGTCTATGAAGGTAAAATGGATCCCGATTCATTAACCAAAATGGTAGACATCTATGATAAACTAAATGAGCTAGCATCTGAATTAGTTGTAGATAAGAAATTAGACAGCGAATTTTGGTCTAATTATGTATCTTTCTCAACTCTTCAAAACTTCATATCTGAGCTTGTAAGAGAGACTCAGAAAGGAACTGGGGTAACATCAGAAGAATTAGAAAACTTTCGTTAAGTCCGGAGTAGGCCAGCTTGAAGCAAAGGTGTGTGAATTCTTACACATAACTCCTAAACAATTAGGTCAACTTAGATTAGATGATCCCAAAGGTATAGAGTTCATAGAAAGACACATCATTTGGAAGATAGAACAAGAAATAGAAGCATATAAAGATGCTGAAAGAAAGAGAAAGTCAAAGTCTGGTCGTGGTAGAATTCGATAAGCCATGTATGTATTAATGTATAATATAAGGATTTGAAAGATATGGCAGCCACAGTTCAAGTGGAACAAATAACTGGTCCAACAACTGCGATGGTATTTTCATGGAAGGGTACTACCGACACACCCAAATCTGGTACTAGATATAAAACTGAAGATGACATGGATGGTAGTGCAACTACATATCCTATACCAATACCTACTGAAGGAAATGGTATAAGTGGCTCATATTGGGTAACTCATTGTGTAAACGTAACAGGCGCACCTTCTACATATATAAAGAATCTTAGATATTATCAGACATGGACCACAGATCCAGAAACGGATTGGGCTTTAGGAGCTAATGTAGAAAATGCTGGTAAAATAGGTCCTGACTTATATATAGGTATATCATCCAATTCGGTAGCGAATGCTAGATTATTATCTCAAGGATTTCCAAGTGGATCTTATACTAGAGCTACAGGTGTCTTAGGAGAATTTGGTTATTATCTATCAGGATATGCAGTGAATGGTGCTAATGGAGCTCATTTATTCTATTCAGGTTGTAATAATGCAGGATCACCTTTATCTGGAGGAATGGTTCCAATAGGTAGTTTTGATGGTGTTGGAACTGCATACATGGTACAATCTGGACAAGTGGTTGGAGCATCTACTGGTAGAAGCTGGTGTATAGTTACTCAGGTTTTGGTAGGATCAGGTGCTACCCAGGGAGACAAAGCTGATAAGACAGCTACATTTGTCTATTCAGAAGTTTAGACAATTTATGTTTAATGTTTTAATTCGATTAATCTCCAATATAATGGACGATTAAAGGAATACCATCCGCGATGACACGACCTTTGGTTTATATGTGGGTTGCCACCTATGAAGATGGTGGTAAATTGGCACAATACGATTTAAAGACCTTTAAAGATAGGTCATTTAATGATATAGATCAAAACAGATTAATTAAATTTGGTTTATATCCATATAGTAAAGAGCTAGCAAATGCTCTTAATAAGGAGGGACATAAAGTAGCCTCGTTACCATTCCTTCCCTCATATGAAGTTAATATAGATAAAAATAGGAGACTCATTCACTATAGAGATGTTTTTATAAGTCACGAAGAATATCATCTCTGTAGAAAATGTGGAAAAGAATTCACTCTTACTCCTACTACACCAAAAGTAGAATCTAGATATCCATCACCAATCTGCCCTCACTGTGGAGGACACGATATATTTAAATGCAAATCTTGTGGAAACATATATCAGAAATTCGAAGATGCTCCTGGACATATGTGTAAGTGTAAAGGACATCTTGAGAGAATCAGATTAACATCTGGAAAGAACACCAAAGAGAAAAGATGGATTGAGTATTATCTTGGTTATCAGGAAACAACAGAAGGAAAAAATAATAAAATCCTTCTAAAGATTAAGGAAAATGGTGACAGTGAAATTATGTAGATCAATGTCCAATGCAATGAACTATTATATATCAATGACGCTTGGATAACATCTTATGATTTCTATGTTTTTAAGTTAGTGTATACTAGAGTTAATTGATATAAGAATTGTATGGCGTTTAATGATACTAAAATCATAGGAGACATAATCAATGCTTCTGATTGGAATGATTTTGTAGATTTCACAGAAGCAGTTAGCGGAAGCTATTATGGACACAGTGGCAACGCAGATATCCATTTTACAGCAGATAGTTTAGGACTTAGCGGTAGCTTTTATCCTTCTGGGATAGGAGCTGGATTATCTGGTACAGTTTCTACTCTTGTATCATTTTCATCTAATACAGCTCTAGTTAAAACAGGTTTTGCTAGTGTTGCTCATGGCAATACTATCACACATGGCTTGGGTGCACTTCCAACATATGCAAGTGTAACTCCAAGTGGAAATGTTGTTAATTTTGGTACATCTTGTAAAGTAGATGCTACCAATATTACTGTAAGTATGACTGCTCCAG